GAAGAACCAAAAATATATTGAGTTCTACGAACACAACGATTCTTGTCCTACTTGTAAACAATCTATTGAATCAAACTTCAAACAACAACAGGTAGATGAACGCACAACTAAGGTTGCAACCCAACAGGCAGGCCTTGCAGAAATTACCACAGAGTTGAAGAACGTACAAGATGAAATGAAAAAGGTTACTCAGTTGGTGAATCATATCAATGAACACCACAATGAGATTACCAAACATAATGCAACCATGGTCGCTATCTCCAGATACATCAAGAAATTGCAAAGTGAAATTTCAGAATTGTCTGTCAAGTTTGATGGTGCAGAAGAAGGTAACGATAAGTTACGTGACTTGAAGACAGATTTGGTTATGCAAACTGAGGCCTTACAAGAAGGCGCAGAAGAAAAACAATACCTGGAATATGCGGCAACACTGTTGAAAGATACCGGTATCAAAACCAAAATCATCAAACAGTACTTGCCTATTATGAACAAGTTGATTAACAAGTACCTGTCGGCCATGGACTTTTTTGCCAACTTTAACCTTGACGAGAACTTTGAAGAAACAATTAAGTCTCGACACCGTGATGAATTCTCCTATTCGAGTTTCAGTGAAGGTGAAAAGATGCGTATTGACTTGGCACTGTTGTTTACATGGCGTCAAATTGCCAAGATGAAGAACAGTACAAACACCAATCTATTGATTTTGGATGAAGTGTTTGATTCAAGTCTCGACTCGGTAGGTACAGAAGAATTCTTGAAATTGATTAACGAAATGGGTACAGACACCAACGTGTTTGTTATCTCACACAAAGGTGACCAACTATTCGACAAATTTAGGTCCGTAATCAAGTTCGAGAAAAAGAATAATTTTAGTAGGATTGCAAAATGAGTGAAGTGATTACATATCATACAGAAGAAGCCGTCAATGACGCACAAAGAGTTTCACAACCAGATATTAAGCCATATATCTTAGTTGGTAGTGATAATCCAATTTTGCAAGAAGTCATTCCAGAGTTTGACTTTGGTGCACCAGAAATTGAACCAATTGAATTGGCATCAAGAATGGTGGAGACTTGCAAACTACATAACGGTTACGGACTCTCCGCAAACCAATGTGGTGTCAAGGCCAGAGTTTTTGTAATGGGTGCAGGCGATGAATATGTGGCATTCTTTAATCCTAAGATTACTGCCATCCGTGGAGAATCCCACATCATTGAATCCTGTCTTTCATTCCCACTCCTTGGATTGAAGATTACTCGTCCTGCTGAAGTCCAGATTGAGTACCAAGACTTTAATGGTACTCCACGCAAAGCAACTTATGTTGGCCTGTCGGCAAGATTCTTTCAACACCAGCTTGACTTATTGAACGGGATCGTGTATACTGTTAGAACTAAACCTCTTGCACTCAAAGTGGGTTACAAGAAGCGTGATAAACTCCTAAACACTATTAGAATTAAATAATGGCAACTGCACCAGAATTTGTTGATGCTCAATGGGTTAAATGGCAGGATGAAAATCCTGTTGAATCCTTTGAGCACATCGACACAGAACTTTTAAAGAAGACTCTGATTGAAGACCTGACTTACGCATCTAAAATGGATGTGCGTGAGTATACCTTGTATCAAAAATGGTGTGAGGTACACGAACGATATCCTGTGGAAGATAAGAGTACTGTTTTCGGATACGAGGTACAAATGGTCAATCCAGACCAGAAGATTTTGGTTGACCAAGTCAAATCAAATTTTTGGATGCCAACAGGTCCTGATGACTACGCAAATCTCAAACCTGTGATGAAGATTTCCAATGGCGAATTGGCAGAAACTTGGAACGCCATTCGTACATTCTCATCTACAATGAAGAACAACTCCAACATTGGACGCAACCTATTCTACACCGTGACTGATGAGGTCACAGGCAAGTATCTTGGTGTTATCTGTATCAGTTCAGACTTCCTAGACTTGACTCCACGAGACAAGGCCATTGGATGGGATAGAGTTGTTAAGACACAACAAGGTATGATTAACCATACTGCAATCGGCTCTACAATTGTTCCGTTGCAACCTTTAGGGTTCAACTACATGGGTGGTAAATTGTTGGCACTCTTGTGTTTGTCGGACACAGTTCAAAAAGATTGGAAAGAACGTTATGGAGACGTACTCGTTGGAGTCACAACCACATCCTTATACGGTAATACGAAGTCTAACGGGTTGTCCCAGTATGACGGCCTCGAGCACTGGAATAAAATGGGGTTCTCCTCAGGTTCCGTTGCCTTCGAACCAAGTCGCTCTACCAAGAAAATGGTATTTGACTGGATTAAAGAAAATTATCCACGAAAGTATTTCGAATGGTGGGATGCAAAAAACAATAACGGACTGCCACTTAAACGTGACCACAAAAACCGTTCACTTAACTTTGCGTACAGTAAACTTGGAATCCCCAAGGAACTGATTCGTACAGAACATCAGCGTGGAATCTACTTCTCTCCACTCTATGACAACACCTTTGAATATCTCCGAAAGGAAATCAAAGATGATGCACTGGTTAAATCTTTTGATACCAGTGAAGAAACTTTGGCCAATATTTGGAAAACCAAGTATGCCAAAGGACGTATCTCAATGTTGAAGAAGAAAAACAATGTTTCTTACGAAGCACTGTTCTATGATGACTTGATTTACTTGTCTTGGGAAGATACCAAGACCAAATATCTACCGCAAGTTGGTAGATAAGTCAAGTGTACCATCAGGATACTTGACAAGTAGCATACATAATGTTATGATACTAACACTTGCAATACCGCAAGAACTTTTGAAACTTTTATTATTAGGAACTTAAATGACTAAATCCACTTCTGCCAAGGCAAAAATCCTCGCAACTCTGACCAAGACTGATGGTTATAACACATTGACAGTTGCACAAGCACGTGCTCGTTTCGGTATCACAAACGTGTCTGCACGTATTGATGAACTGCGCCAAGAAGGTCATGTAATCTACACAAACACCAAGACTCGTGGTGACGGCACTAAAGTTGCCTCATACCGTATGGGTACACCAACTAAAGCACTGGTTCGTGCTGCGTTGCGTTCAGGCCACAGCTTGACTGCCTAATTTGGCATGATTCGCATGGGAGAACATCGCAAGGTGTTTCTCCCTTTTTTTATTTCTGGAGACTAAATGGAAATCTCAATCAAAAAAGAAGAGCTTCAAAAGAAAAGTATCTTCGTAGCAACACCAATGTATGGTGGTATGAACCACGGTTTGTATGCTAAGGCCTGTTTAGACCTACAATCAATTTGTATGCAATATGGCGTGCAAGTAAAATTCTCTTTTCTATTCAATGAATCATTGATTACTCGTGCTCGCAACTATTTGGTTGATGAATTCTTGCACCGTTCAGACTGCACTCACCTGTTGTTCTTAGACTCTGACATTCACTTCAATCCACAAGATGTTATTGCACTATTAGCATTAGACAAAGATGTTATTGGTGGTCCTTATCCAAAGAAGGCAATCAAGTGGCGCGCAGTTAAGAAGGCTATCGAAAAGAATCCAGACATTAATCCACAAGATTTGGAACGTGTCACTGGCGACTATGTGTTTAACCCAGTAAAAGGTACTGCACAATTCTCTGTAACCGAACCTTTAGATGTGTTGGAAATTGGTACAGGTTATATGTTGGTTAAACGTGAAGTATTTGGTAAGATGGAAGAAGCCTACCCAATGATTCGTTACAAACCAGACCACGTTGGCCAAGCCAACTTTGACGGTTCACGTTACATTCATGCGTTCTTCGATACCGTGATTGACACCAAAGAGTCTATCACAGGCGGAGGTTCGGACCGTTACTTGTCAGAAGATTATATGTTCTGTCAAATGTGGCGTAAAATTGGTGGAGAAATCTTCCTGTGTCCATGGATGAAAGCAGACCATATTGGTACATACCACTTTAAAGGTGATATGCCAGCAGTAGCTAACTTTGTAGGAGAAATGTAATGGAAGAACAATTACCAACACTAAAAATTATTGACGATACTCCAAATGAAGTATCGAATGAACCAGCAGTGCCTGAGCATGTTCATGTACCACAACGTTTAGAAGGTGAAACATTCGAGGCATATAAAGTGCGCCGTATGTTCTCTAAAGCAATCAATCAAGCAAATGCTCGTGGCAACTTGGTTTGGAATTCTCGTCCAGATCCTAAGTTGAAGGGCAAAACTTACGTGAAACCAAAGGGTCAATAATGATTGTTGGTCTACTTGGATTTATTGGTTCAGGTAAAGGCACCGCAGGTGACATTCTGAAGGACATTGGATTCACTCCAGTGTCTTTCGCCAAAGGCGTTAAGGATGTTGCAGCAGAAATGTTTGGTTGGCCTCGTCACTTATTGGAAGGTGACACACAACGTTCTCGTGAATGGCGTGAGCAACCAGACGAATTCTGGTCTAAAGAGTTCGGTAAACCTTTTACACCTCGTTACGCATTACAGTTGATGGGTACAGAAGTTGGTCGTGATGTATTTCACAAAGACTTTTGGGTTATCAAGTTGAAGAAGTATATTGAGGAAAATCCTGAACAGAACTTCGTCATCACTGATGTTCGTTTTGGAAACGAAATTGAATTTGTGCATAACCAAGGTGGTATCTTAATTGAGATTGAACGTGGTGTTAGACCACATTGGTATTCAATTGCAGCCTCCGCAAACCGTGGTGATGGCAAGGCCGAAAACCACATGTTGTTCCACTCAGGAGTACATGAATCTGAATGGCGTTGGGTTGGTGGCCACATCGACTACACAATCCAAAATGCTGGTACCGTGGAAGACTTAAAAAATAATTTGATTAAACGCCTTGCCTTTTCTTATGGATCAGGTATAATTGGTGAATTACAGAATGGAGTATTTAAATGAAACTATCTAACGAAACTTTGACCGTGTTGAAGAACTTTGCTTCTATCAACTCAGGTATTGAGTTTAAAACTGGCAATAAGATTGCCACAATTTCATCAACAAAAACAGTCTTAGCCAAGGCAACTTTGAAGGATGACTTCCCCCAAGATTTCTGTGTATATGACTTGAACCAGTTTCTTTCAGTACATTCTTTATACAAAGACAGTGAGTTGGACTTTGATACATCCAACATCATCTTTAAATCTGGTCGTTCCAAAATCAAGTACCGCATGACTGCGAAGAACATGATTGTTACTGCACCAGATAAAGATATTCCTTTGTCTAACCCCGAAGTCGAATTCACCTTGAAAGAAGAAGACTTGGCAAATGCATTGAAGTCTGCTGCTGTATTACAGTCACCAAACATTGCTGTGGAATCTGATGGCACTAAAATCTATGTGTCAACCTTCAACGCAAAAGATGATGCATCACATACAAACTCTATTGAAGTCGGTGACGGCAATGGCAGTGTATTCAAGGCAGTGTTCTTGACCGAGAACTTGAAGATGATTCCGGGTTCTTATGAAGTGAAAATCTACTCAAAAGGTTTGGCTTCTTTTAGTCACGCGGTAGAAGAACTCGATTACTTTATTGCAATCGAAGCAAAAGAATCTAATTTCGGAGGTTAATATGTTCCCAGTTACAGACGCAGTTACAAAAAAGTCCGTTTTTATTTCTCCAAATAAAGTTGTGGCCGTTTTCGAGATCCAAGATGGCGAACACACAGGTAAAACTGGCATCAATATGGTTAATAGTGCCGTTGTTGTTGATGAAGATATCTTAGACATTGTTGGTCGTATCAACTCATCGGAAGGATGTTAATATGACCAAAGTCTCCACACTATTTGGTGAATTTGATGATGCAGCCTTGAAAAAACTCAAGGGTTATGTTGATGAAGCAGTCTTGCATATGCACAAGAATGATTCCAACAATGCCGCAATCAAAGATATCGTTGATGCTGCACATGATGATTTGAAAATCCCTAAGAAGATTATCAAGCGTATGGCGAAGACCCAACATAAGAACTCTTTCCAAACTGAAGTTGCTGAGTACAAAGAATACGAAGCACTTTACGAAAGTATGGTAGAGGTTCAATAATGGAACCGGTAGGCAGAAGAAGTTTTGCCAGGACATTAGGCCTTTTAGGCCTTTTGTCCGTTGGTGTCGAAGGATACCAAGAAGCTACGAAGATTGTTTATCGAGGCGATGAGTTCCCAACCAAAGACCTTGAGAAACAATTGGAGACTAGGCCTGTGTTGCAATTGATGGCATCATACGGCACACCAAAACCCAGAGAGAACAATAACGGATTCTATTTCTACGGAGAAGATTACGTTGAAGGCACAAAAAAAGATGTATCAGTTATGATTGTGCCTGGTCCTGATGGTAAACTTTACGTTAAAGAGAATGATACTTGGCGTAAATTATAAAAAGTTGACTATATACATGTGAGGGCAACCTCATTTTTAAACCGAACACATTTTGAGTTTGCAACTTGCATCTCTTTGTGTTTAATTCTAGGAAAATTTATGTTCGACACAAAAACTTTAGACCCGAAAAAGGTCACATTCACACACATCACATCTCCAGGCGTTCGTTACAAAGACCGCATCGTTATCAAACTGGACGATATCTATAATCCACCGATTAAAAAAGACAACTCTGTACGTTCGTCAGGTAAGAATGTTCCACACATTCAAAGATTGGAAATATCTCTTGCAAACGGCATTGATTACTCAATGATGCCGCCTGTTGTGCGTGAAAACTCTCGCATCGACAACGGCAAAATCACAAAGTATGAATTGGTTACTGGCAACCACCGAATGGAAGCTCTACGAAATTTGGGATATACAGAGTGGGTATTCGATTTGTATGAAATTCCAACAGGACAATATGGTTATGAAGATTCCATTCGCACATTCCAACTCAAGGAGAATGACCACAAACCATCATTCTCAAACTCTGAAGCGGATGTAGTACACACAATTGTTAAATTGATAGCACACAGTTCTAAACTGGTTTCTCCAGATGAAGACAGTATCAAAGCCTATGTTGATGATGTATGCCAAAATATGCATCATGGCACCAAAGCAAAAGTTGTGCGTGATGTTGTGCGCCAACTAACAAAAAATGGTTGTAATGTTTATCGTGATGTGATTACATATACTGCTCAAGACGTTGAAGATTTCTTATCGAAGAACACAGATTATGTTTGTGGCGGAGATTTCGATTTCAAACGTAAAAAGGTTGGTTGGTCTGTGTTGGAAGGTTATGAATATGAATTTCTCGTAAACGCCACCAGACGTTTTGCCGAAACGGGAATCGAGTCATACTTCACACTACACACTAAGTCTCCAACAGAGAAATAT